GTGTGCGGGGAATGCATGGAGTGGGAGGACGACCACGACGACTGTGGTCCGTGCGGGCGTTGGGTTTGCCCGAACGAGGAGGACCACGAATGAGTCTCTACCGACTCACCATTGCCGTCATCCTGGCGGCGCTTGTGTGCCTGGGAGGGTACGCCTGGCGCCACGATCGGCACAAACGATTCGCCCGGGCCTGGGCGGAGGAGATAATCAATCCGACACACACACTGATTCGATGACAACACAACAACAACACGACGCGGTGAACCATCCCGCGCACTACACGCAACATCCCTCCGGGGTCGAATGCATCGCAATCGCCGAGCATTACACGTTCAACCTGGGCAATGCGCTTAAGTACATCTGGCGGGCCGGGCTGAAGTCAGCGGACCCGCTGGAGGACCTGCGCAAGGCCGCGTGGTACGTGCGACGGGAGATCAACCGGCTGACGGCACGCAAGAAGGCCAAGGCAGCGCGAAAGCGACAGGCGAAGGCCACGCGAAAGCGGAAGGCGAACGTCGCGCCAAAGCAAAAGCGGAAACGGTGCCGCGCCGGAACCCTTTACCGTAACAAGAAGGGTGAGGTGTTTACTGCAGTTAGTTGTGTTTGGGGTTCTATGCTCTGCCGAACTGCCGACGGACACTACTTCTACGATACCTGGGGGGACGGATCTGCGTTCGAGGAGGTGGCGGAATGAGTCGCGAGCAATACGGGGGAGCAGGAGGAGGGGAAATAGTCTTGAACCATGAGTGCAAGGTACCCTCTACCAAACTACCACCATCCCGCTTGGAGATTGCCATGCATTTGTTCGCGGCGATGCAAGCGAATGCCGAACTAACTCACCTGACCGACATGGACTTTGCGGAAGCCGCGGTCGAGCAGGCAGACACGTTGATCGCAGTGGAGAGGAGTAAGAAACCCAACTCCATGCCGGGACTGTCGAAGGAGGTGGCTGAATGAGCGAGCAGAGAATCAATGAGGCGATTGCTGAGGCGTGCGGAAGGGAAAGGAACCCAGAAGGCGGTTGGTATCCCGACAACGGCTTGCGAGTTGGCACGCAAGCCATCCCAGACTATTGCGGCGACCTCAACGCGATGCATGAGGCCGAGAATGTGCTGGATGAGACGCAGGCTAAATGTTACGAGGCCATGCTCGGGGAGTATGGCTTCCACGCCACAGCGCGCCAACGCGCAGAAGCGTTTCTGCGAGCGATCCCGATCGGGTTGTTGCTCGACGTTGCAGGTCACAGCACGCCAACTCGCAGAGGCGTTTCTGCGACGCTGGGAAAATGGAAGGAGGTGCAGGGATGAGCGAAAATGATTTAATGTTCATGCCAGACAGCATGATTGCAGGAATGTTGATGCACATTTCATCGGAGGTACATCATAGCCATCGTGCTCTAGTGGATGAGGCGCGGAGAAGACTGGCTTTAAGCCATGAACTGAACAGGATCGCACAGCAACAACGCTGGATTCCGGTCAGCGAAGCTCACCCTCCAGCCAACGAGATGGTGCTCGTGTGCATTGGGAGCGCAAGCCGCATAATGATGTGCTCGATTGATATGTCTGGGGTGTGGGCAGGCTACCAGCCAACCCACTGGATGCCATTGCCGCAACCGCCGAAGGAGGTTGCCCCGTGAGCGAATCCGAAACCCGACAGCGCATGCGCGAACTGGTGGCCGAGCTTGCAGACCTGATGCTCTCACTCGAGACGCCTGAGTTGTCGTACCTCGCCCGGGTAACCGGGGGCGTCTACGACGGGCAGACAATCGGCGTGGCCATCGTTATGGGCAACCCGGAGGACGACGCCAACGATGAGCTCTCCTGACCCCATCTACCGCATTCAGCACCGGGAAACCGGTTGCTGGCTCTCTGCCGACCGCGATCGTGACGCGTGGGTCTCGTTCAAAGACATCCGGTGGGCGACCACCTTCCGATCCGCAGACGATGCCAAGCACGCGTGTCACGCGTTCGGGTTGACACCGGACCGATTCCGCATAACGTCATCAACCGCGATGCCGATTCAACAAAACTGAGCGGGTGGAACATCGCCGGACAAGAGGACCCGTCCCCGAGTGGGGGCGGGTTTTTTCGTGTCTTCGCGCACCCACGACGCATCACGAATCCCCACGCCATCCCACAGCAAGTGGGCTTGTCTACGCTTCTCACGTGTAGACACGGAGACGAGTAGACAGATCTGTAGACGCGCAAGTCGTTGTTCGTCTACGGAATGCGGGGTGTCTACCTTGTCTACATAACCCCATTAAAAAAAACGTGGGGTATATGTATATATGGCGCCGCGTAGCCTGCCGGGAGTTCCACGAGATTTTGGTCGTCCTGCGTTTTTATGTGTAGCACGTGTAGACAAGTCGCAAGTCGATGTCGTGCAATGCTTTGCGAGGATTCGAGACGTGTAGACGCGTGTAGACAAGCGTAGACAGGCGTGTAGACAGGGCGGTTTTTGGAAGTGTAGGCATTGCGTTTTTTGCAACGGGTTCCACAATCAAAACCATGGACGCTCAAAAGCAGCGAGGCAGGACGAAGGGTTCCAAGAACCGATACACCAAGAGTTTACGGGACGACATCCTGGAGGCGTACGAGCGTGTTGGCGGCATCGAGTACCTCGAAATGCTCGCGAAACTGGACCCTCGCACGTTTTCCAACATCCTGGTCAAGATCCTGCCGACTCAGGTCACCGGCGCTGATGGCGGGGCGGTGAAGATCGAGGTCATCACCGGCATCGACCGCTCACCGGACGACCCGTTGCCCGACGACCCCCTGTAGGCATGGGAGAGCGCATCGACCTCGGCTACGCGCCCCGGGAGTGGCAGCGCAAGGTCCACCGCGGGCTTAAGCGCTTCTCGGTGGTGGTCATTCACCGGCGGGGCGGCAAGACCGTGATGGCGGTCATGGAGCTCATCCACGCGGCACTCACTTGCAGGAAGGTGGAAGGGCAGTTCGGCTACGTGGGCCCGCTGCTCAAGCAGACCAAGAAAATCGCCTGGCGCTACCTCAAGCGCTTCTCTGCCCCCATCCCGGGCATCAAGATCAACGAGTCAGAACTGAGCGTCACGTTTCCCAACGGAGCGCAAATCACCCTGTTCGGCGCCGACAACCCGGACTCCCTGCGCGGACTCTATTTCGATGGCGTCGTCCTCGATGAGGTCGCCGACATGAAACCCGAGACCTGGGGCGAGATTCTTCGACCGGCTATTGCCGACCGCAAGGGATGGGCGCTCTTCATCGGCACGGTGAAGGGAGTCAACTTGCTGTCGGAGAAATACTTCGAGGCACTTGGGAACGCCGAGTGGTTCACCGCGAACTACACCTGCTACGACACCGGCGCGTTGTCGGACGAAGAGATTGAATCCATGCGTAACGACATGAGTGAGAACCAGTTCAAACAGGAGATGCTGAACGATTTTAGCGCATCGAACCCCGATCAGCTAATCGCATTCGAGACTGTGCAGGAGGCGACCGGCAAGCACCTCGCACCGCAGGACTACGAGCACTCACCGCGGATCCTGGGCGTGGACGTCGCACGGTACGGGGACGACAAGAGCGTTATCTTCGGGCGCCAGGGCCTCGCATCGTTCGAGCCTCAGGTGTACCAGGGCTTGAACAACATGGAGCTCGCGGCCAAGGTCGCGATTGCGATCGTGGACTGGAAGCCCGATGCGGTGTTTATCGACGCGGGCCGCGGCGAAGGGGTGATAGACCGTTTGCATCAACTCGGGCATGCTGTCATCGGTGTGAACTTCGGTGGTGTGCCGACTAAGCCTCAGTTCGTTAACAAGCGTGGGGAGATGTGGTTCGACATGGCGCAGTGGTTGAAGTCGGGAGCGAGCATCCCCAACATCCCGCAACTGAAAATCGAACTGTGCGCACCGACCTACAGCTACGCGAACGCGGCGAACAAGTTTGAGCTCGAGAGCAAGGACGACTTGAAGAAGCGCGGCCTGCCCTCACCGGACATCGCCGATGCGCTCGCACTCACGTTCGCCTACCCCGTGGCACCGTCCAGGGGCCCTGGTGCGAATCTGCACGCCGGCGGGCATGCGTTAACCGAGTACGACCCTTTCGCTTGACGGATGGCACTCGCACACAACGATTGAGGCATGGACGTCGTGTTTGCACTCGAGCCGCTCACCCCGGAACTGGGGCAGGAGACAATGCCGCTGCTGGAAGCGCATTGGCGT